GAGATGGCATATTACATGAAACATTCAGAATTTATGCATAATGAAATGTCTCGTAATCCTTATAATGCAGGACAAAATGGTGAAACTCAAGAAATATACAACTTTATGAAAGCATATAGGAAATTAAAATGGCCGGATGCTCAGTATGTAAATGATTTTGGCAATGAAAAACAACATGCTCCTCAAGAAGAGCAAGATGTTGTAGAATATCAAATTTATCTGGATCAATTATTGGAAAATTGGCAAGAATTAGATCAAAATATTTTTAATAATTTTATTAATAAGGTTAGAGGTAAGAATTTACATGTAATGGGTATGTTTAAAGCTATAGATTTTAGAACTATGTCTTGGTGTGATATTACTGATCCATTTATTTATCAAATGATATTAGATTCTTCTGACAATATATATTCTGAACATTTTTGTGATTTTCCTGAAGATTTCACCTATTATGAATATCATAGACGTTATTCACCTGGTAGTGAAAATGATCTGCCCGAAGCTGATCCAGCAACAGAGAATTACAGATTTCGATTTTGTGACCAATCAAGACATTGGGATTCGGATGATGAAGGACAAGACGAAGAATATCCTAGTTTTAACCATAATCCCTATTCTGCAAGACAAAAATGGAAAAGAGGTGAACCGTTTACTAGACAGCAAGGTTTCAAAGCCTTCTTTCAAAACATGAAGTGGAATATCATGCAATGGTATGCTCACTTTAAGAGACATCCTTTTTCTGCTATTGGTTCTCTACTTGCGACAGCTGTCAGAAGTGGTCTTAATGCATATTTAGCTATATGTGATAGTGTATCTCGTTGCTCTATGAAGGTTGCTTCTTTTATATTTTGGCTTTTCGGTGTTAGTCCCCTAGATATGCCTACTGGCTTTCATGTATTATCTATGGTTATAGGATTTGTTACCATTGAAGTTGTTTTGTTTTCTATATTATTTGCTTTAGCTTTTGTTGTAAATAGAGTTAGGTTATTTAATCATGCTTGTCCATCTTGTACTACATTTTATATAGAAGATGTGTTTGATTTAGCTCGTAAGCACTATTGTAATACTAAGTGTCAAAAAGGGTATATTTATTCAACTCATACCCTGGAATGTAAGAATTTAGAAAAATTGTGTGCTGCTCATCTTAAGTCTATTTGTAGTTGTTTTGGAAAATGTCAAAAATGTGTTCATGTCTATGATCTTGAATTTGATGAAAGATATAGAGAATTCTTTGAAGAATTTCTTAGAAATGAACATCTAGATATCTATCAAGTCGTTCAAGAATCTTCCTGTGGTTGTTCTTTTGATGCTAT